ATGATAGGGCTAATGGATTTAATGGCGGTTCAATAACTTTTGAATATGAAACAAGAACAATGAATCACGATAGAGGTAGATCATTTAGCTTTGATGAGCTTACAGTTGATGAAACTGGCTTTGTAGTTACTGCTGCAACAGTTATGGGCGAATTCCAAAGACTAAAGGTTGTGCCAGAAATTGATGCAACAAGATTGGCAACAATAGCACAAATTGCTATGAGTGTTGATGGAGATACACAAGTTGAATATGGGTATACACCTGCTAAGACAACTATAGTTGATAAAATAAGGGCAGGTATTAAATCTATAAGAAAAGCTGGATATAAGGGTACTTTAGTATGTTATGTTACATATGATGTTCAAGATTATATTGAGCAATATTATGGAGAAAAACTTGCAGCAGCAACATTTGCAATTAATGGTGTAGATACAAGGGTACCATCTGTTAATGGCGTTCCTATAATTCCAGTAATTGATGAGTGCATGTATACAAAGCTTAAATTTAATGATGGTAAAACCTCAGGACAAGAAACAGGTGGATATGCTAAGGCTTCAGATGGACTTGACATTAACTTTGAAATAATGACAATGGAGGCTCCAATAGCTGTTCAAAAAACTGATAACATGAGAATATTCTCACCAGAAGTAAACCAAGATGCTAGAGCATGGAAAATGGACTATAGAAAATTTCATGATTTGTGGGTGCCAGACAATAAGCAAAAAGGTTTATATGTAAATATTAAAGACTCTAAGCCTGCAGTAAAATAGTGTGAGGTGATTTAAATGGCTCTTACTGATGAGGAATTTAACTTAAAAAAAGCTTGCTTAGTAATTAAAAATTATCTTAAAGTCTGCTTTACTGATGAAGAAATTCAAGAGAAATTTCCTGTAGCAGTAGAGCAAGTTATTAGAAACTCTGAAAACTTAGCAAAATTAAGAGATAGTGTGGGAATTAAATCGCAGAGCCAGGGTGAGAGGTCAACAACTTTCTTTGATGAGATTGAAGCGTGGACTATTACTGAAGATATAAAAGCTCTGCTTCCAGCACCTAATAATTTTAATGTGTGGTGATTGAATGTATTACAATAAAGAAATTCAAATTTACATTTATGGAAATCATGCAGATGTAAATGGAATAACTAGAACAGGATTTAAGCTATTGGAAACTAATGAGCCTGTAATGGTAGATATTCAGCCATATTCTAGTGAAAAGGCTAAAAAAGATTATGGATATAATATTGAAACTACTAAGAGAATGTTTTGTGATGTTATAGCTAAAATTACCGAAAGTAGCGTTATTAAATATAAAAATCAATTTTACAAAGTACAAAAAATACCTTGGGATGATGAGTATATGGATATTATGCTATTGGAGAAAAAAGAAATAACCATTATAGAGGGTGTTGATAATGGGTAGTAGTACATTTGGATTCCAAGAACTTATTAATAAGGCAAGAGAAGAACAGAGACGTTTACAAAGAGCTGTTGATGAAACATTAGATGAAGCAGGAATAGAATGTGTTGCAGAAATTCAAAGCAGAACATCTGTTAAAACTGGTAATTTGAGAAGATCTGCTACATATGGAGACAAGAAAATAGAAGGAAATATACATTCAATTAAAGTTGGGTATGATGCAAACCAAGCACCATATGCTGATGCATATGAAAACGGGCATAGCCAAACTGTTGGTCGATATGTTTCTGCTATAGGTAAAAAGCTTGTAAAGAGTTTTGTTCCAGGTAGACATGTAGTAAAGGATTCTTTGACAATAGCACGTTCTGAACTTTCTAGTAGGCTTAGAAGAAAGATAGGTGACCTTAAGTGATTGCAAATGTTGAATTATTATATAGCATTACAAGAGCATTGAAAGACAATTATCCCCAAAATGATATTTTAATAGATGATAATGAAGCTGAAATAATAGTTCCAACATTTCATGTTAAAATATCGCCATTAAAGTCTAGAAATCAATTTAACCGGAGAAATAAGCTTTTAAATATTTATATTGAATATATTAACCCAGTTAAAAAACAGGAAGACTCTTTAAAAATGCTTGATGAATTGACGGAATTATTTGATGAAAATATTTGTGTGAGTTCTAGAGCTTTACCAATAATTCAAAAAGATATAAAGAATACTGATGATTCTGTGAATTTATCTATGACATTAAACTTTTTTGACGAAAGAATGAACCCAGATGTAACACCTGACACAATCTATGATGCATTAATGGGAATATTAAAATTAAATATTACTGAGGAATAAATAAGGCTGGTTTAAACTGGTCTTTTTTTATGTCCCAAATTAGATTAGAAGGGAGAAATGTAAATGGCAACAAGTAATACTATGCATGGTGTTAAATTCACTGTGCAAGCTTTAGCTACAACAGTAAGTACTAGAGCAGCTCATGGAGTGCTGTTTCTTGTACTAGACGATTTAACTGTTAAACCTGGCTTATACAGGTATGCAAAGTTGAAAAAAGTAACTGAAGCATACGACACCGCAAATAAAGCATTAATAAGTACAGCTTTTGCAGACTATGGAATTAAAAGTTTAATAGTTGCAGTTGGACATGATACTGAGGGGATAACAAGATCTTTAGATGCAACATTGTCTTTACTTAACAAAGTGAATGAAAATGGTTGGTTAGCAGTACCACAAATAACATCAGATGCCGATAAGAAAAAAGTGACAGATTTTATTAAATCGCAAAGAAAGGACGAGGATTACCCATTAAAAGGTGTTCTTTATAATTATGCTCCTGATACTGAAGGAATTGTTGATTTCACTGCTAGTAATTTAGGAGATATTGATCCAGATGTTTATGCAATGCAAGTTGCAGCACAGCTGTGTACATTAGGTGCAAATGAATCTATAACAAATCATACTGCTAGAAATGTAGCTAGTTGCGATGTAAAAGTTGATAATAATGATTCGGTTGGAAAAGGTGAATTGTTTCTTTATAACAATGGTAAAAACATTGTTTATTCTAGAGGCGTAAACTCAATTCAAACTATACCTGCAAATCAATCTGAAGCAATAAGTAAAATCAGAATTGTTGAAGTAATTGATTTAACTAAATCAGATATGAAAGAAATATTTGAAGCAAGTTATATTGGAAAGTATGGAAACTCCTATAAAAACAGAAAAACTTTAATTAATGATTTAAATTCTTATTTAAGAACATTATCTACAGATGGCTATTTAAGCAATGATGAAGTATCTTTTGCCGAATTGGATGTTGAAGCCACTAAAGCATATTTGGAGTTTAAAGGCACTGATACTGATAATATGAAGGACGAAGACATTCTAAAGTCTAAATTAGGAAGTAACGTATTTATAAAAGTTACTTTATATTGCATGGATACTATTGAGGATATCAGTATTAATCTTAATTACGAAACTTAGAAAGGAGTGTGATGTTGAATGCCAAAAACAAATCCATATGATGTCGTTAGAACAAATAAAGGATATATGAAGATTAATGGTATAGAGTTATCAGAATTAAAAGAATGCGAAGTAACTATTGAGCCTACAACTAAAAATTTACCACTAATGAACAGTGCAACGGATGCGGAAGTAACTATGAGTTATAAATGTACAATAGCATTTAAAATAAACAAAGTTTATAGTAGATTCAAGCCAGCAATTCTTGAAGCAGCAAAGAATTTACAAAATTTTGTTTTCGATTTTGAAGGAACAAATTATACCCCAGATGGAAAAGAAGAAGAAAGCATTGCCATTACAGGTGCATGGATCAAAGGAAAAACAACATTAATGAAGTTAGCAAGTGAAAATGATTTTGCTGAAGATAGTTTTGAAGCAGGATTCATGATTGAGAATTCAAACTTCACTAATACGATAGATGATGGCGAAGATTGGGGTAGCAAATAGTTTGCTGCCTAATTTTAATTTGAAAGGATGATTATAATGAATAAAGATTTAGCAATAGAAAATAAAGAGGTAAAAGTAGAAGATTATGTGTTAACAATTGAAGATATCATAGCTAAAAAAGATGAATTGAGAGAACAGGCAACAAAAAAGCATGTGTGTAAAATATATTGTAAAAAACTCGGGGGATCATTAATAGCACATGAATTATCAAAAGGTGATTTAGCAGATGCCAGAGCAAAAATGAAAGGTAACTATGAAGTTGGAATTCAAAATATGATTTATCTTAGTATTGACTTTTTACAAGACTCTAAGATATTAGAAGCCTATGGGTGCAAAACTGATTCTCATAGAATAGTAAAAAGATTGTTTCCACGAGAAAATGAGTTGCTTGCAGTATCAGAAATAATAATGGAGCTTAATGGATTAAGTGAATTAAAACCAGGAGAAATTTTACTAAAAGAGATAGATGATCTAAAAAACTAATAATGTCCGAAGATGGTGAACACATTGATATTGAACTTTATATGATTGCTCATTATCTTCATTATGGACATACCTTAGAAGAATTATGTAATTTATCTGAACTAGGTAAAACAACTATGATTGCTAGTATGCTAATAATGAAAAAACAAGATACTGATAATCAAATCGCATTAGCTAAGCTTACAGGACGAATGGCTAATCCATTTATTAAGAAAAGTGATTAAAGGAGGGAGCTAAGTGGCAGAAGATATTCTAGGTGGAAGGTTGTCTATAGAAGATGCCTTTTCCAGTCCTTTAGATAAATTTGCTAATCAGATTCTGGGTGCTGAAAACAGATATAAAAAGTTTGCAGATGGAATTATAAATAGTAATCGAAAGATAGAAAATAGCATGAATCAGACTTTCTCTAATCTAGAAAAGATTGCAAGTAAGTTTGCGACAAATGAGAATAAAACTGCTAATACAATAAATAATGCAGCCAATAAAGTTAGACAAAATCAAGAAAAAAATATAGATGGACTTATACAGAGATATGGTAAATTGGGAGAAGCAATTAAAGGTGCTTATTCTGCTGGAGACAGTGTAAATCCTCCAACTCCGAGAGGCGGAAGTTCAAGTGAAGGAAGTAGTTCTGACTCATTAAAGGATTTTGTACAAAGCTTTTTACAAAGTGGTATTGGCGGAGTAATAGGTAAATTAGGACTTATTGGTG